CTCAGGAAGAAAACCTTCCTCAAAGTACCTGCCGCCCCTCCGGGCGGCGGGCCCGCAGACGTAAGCCTGCCTCTGTTGCCAGAGGCTCTAAGGTGGACTTACGACCACGGGATCCAGCCAACTTTGTAACCGATAACGCCATCCCGGGGAATTACCCCGTCCTGATAGTTACCGGTTCCATAGGTGGCGCAAGCCAATACAACTGGGCCGTCGAATATCGAAAATGGGATTACTCTCATTTTCCAAGGACGAAGAGCCCTGATGTATCGGATAGACGATCGCACACGGATGTCCCACCGTGACATATCATCTTCCCACAATACGGTATCACCAAGGGCTTGTGGCCCACGGCAACGCCGTATGGAAGTGGGGAGCTGATCCATCACGGAGAAACGCGCTTTAGGCGGAAGGTCAAAGCCCGAGAGGCCCAGACGCTTCGCCATAGCGAACAGTCCGTTAGCGAAAGCTATCGTGTCTTGCGGATTCGATGGTAGCTGCTTAAGGTAGTAACCTCTCACCGGTTTCCCGGCGAAATAATCACCACCACAACTTTCTCGAAAGGGCTCATTACCAAAGTAGGATTTCTCCGCATTCAGCTTGAACCCACAAAACCGCAAGACCGGCTCCACGAACTCATAGCACCGAGTAGGCACTATGATATCGTCCCCAAAGACAAACACGTCTTTCCCCAGAATGCCCTCGCAGCCTCCCTGACGGGTAGCGGCGCAAGCAACTGCGGCGAATATGATTGTTTCGAGTTCGAAAGTGAAACCGTTACCCATACTTGAGAATTTCTCAAGTCGCACCCAGTGGCCATCGACGAAAGTGAACTTCGAACGAAGATCATTCAACGCGTCAAACCATAAAGGTGGTAGTACGACCTCAACTAAAGTCGTACACACGGTGTCGCTTGCATTCGAGAGATCGAGTGTGGCGTACTCGCTTGTCACAGAGGACTCACAGGCGACCTGCCTATGTATGTCTTGAGCCAAGTCTAGATCCCAACCAGCGTTGCGGAGTCTCCTCCGTAACACCCGACCAAGGGCGAGCTGGTAGAAAACGTTGATCGATGGTTCCGCAGCAATGCAGCGGTCGATCAACGCCGTCTTCGGAACCGTTGTGAAACGATTTCCGCGAGACCAAGAAAACTCTCCATGACGTTGCGCAAATGAAGCGCCCCATTGGTTACCTAACCACTGCGGTAGGTACCAAATGGCGTCACGAGTTAATGAGGGATTACTAGACATTTTGTCAGGTACAGTGGTGTTCCTGCCGCGATCAGTTAACGTCGCACCGGGGCCATGCCTCCCTTCAGCAAGCTGGGGTGGGCATGGTCCAATCCACGAGAGAATGATTTTACGCACCGATGACAGGAAGTCATCGATGCCCCGCACGCGGTCGGAGGAATTCCGATTGCCGCGTGTATATGGGGTCAGTCTCTCATTAGAGCGGTAACAATCCCTCTCACCCTCCCACCATTTCAGCATCGCTGCTGACTTGCGGTCGGTTACCGTCGGAAGCTGTTGAAGCTTCTTTAGGAGTGCGCATGCCGCATTATCACGGGCATAGCGCTGAGGATCGTTATAACGACGCGGGTCCGCACTTAATCGTGCAAGCCCATCCCACTCACCATTGCGCAGCATCACTGCAGCGCTCAGAGAAAGCGGGGTACTGAGGCCCTCAAAGTAGAGAGAGGCCGAACGCACCAGATCATCTGGTAACGAACTAGTTGCAGACATGCTCGCTCCTACGTAGAAATTACGTCGGAGCGTAGCCGCCGGCTGCCGACTGCTTCGTGATGTTTGCCGCAAGCAAGTTCATTGCTTGGTAGCAGGCCTCATTGAGAACAGTTGCAGGAACCGACTGCGGGCATGTTGCAATGCCGCTAATCACAACACGATCCTTCGCGCTGTAAAGCGTCGTGGTGGAATCCTGGACCGCATAGGGAGCGACGAATTCAAACGTCATCTGCCGAGCAGTTTTCGGACCATTCCACTTCGTCAACAGCTTGAAGAGGTTGCGAAGACCGACCGGGAGGCCGGTTGCAGCGCCAGTGTCCTGACGCCACACGGCTGGCGATGAATCACCACCAGAACCACTAAGAGCATCGTAAACGATGTCCGTGGTGCCGTCATATTTCTTGACGGTAATGCTTGCCATTGCGGGCATGTTGGTCTAACCTCGAATTGAGGCCCATAGTAAGGTTGCAATCACTTATAGAATGCTTGTATCGCAAGCGACACCGCGTTAGCGGCCCGCTTTAGACTAGGCACCTTAAGTGGACGGTACGTGAGAGGAGGCAAGGAAATCCCCGTCTCACGCACTACCTCGGCGAAATCGGACGTTCCGGACCACCGGTAGGTGTTCCAGAATTCCGAATACACGCCTCGGACAAACCACGTGGTGTAACTACCCACAACAGACAGACCGTAAAAGTCTGTTGCCGTGCCCAGGAACTGTTCAACCGGCACAAGCCAATCAAACAGAAAACTTCCTGGAAGTAGTTGCCACGCAGTTTGGACAGGGTTTATCAGACCCAAAGCATTGGCCAAGTACAAATTCGGGTTGCTTATCGCAAACACCGCACCGTACTCGGCTGATGCTTTCGCTGCAATTGACCAAGTAGCCGTATAGTTAGCGGACGTCTTCAGTTCCTTCGTGAAGGGAACTGTCGCGCGCCCGTGAGCTGTGGCATTCTTGATAGGCTCTTGCAGGATACTGATAGCACTGTAAATATCGTTCACCGCCGGAGCAATCGCAAAATTAACCTCTAACGTCAACTGAGCGGCGAATCGAGAGTTTCGTTTAACGAAACCCTTGTCCACCCACTTAGTAAACGCCGCGAGGTCGAACTTGCGAAGTGCCAGAAGCGACTTGCGAATCACGAGAGCTTTATCAGTGATCAGCCGGACTGAAGAGCCCAGCTGTCCGAGGTTCTCCCCCATAGAGGCTCGATCGGAGATCGAGCCAATAAGCTTCGCATATGCCAACTGCTTCGCCTGCTTTATCTCGGTTTGTTCTTGGTCATACTTGACAAAGACCGCACCGGCGAGAGAGTAGGTTGGGTTAGTCGGATAGGAGAAGGTTCGAGCCCTCGCGCTTCTGCCTTGGTATGGCAACTGGAGGTTGTAAGGCCTCTTCTGCTTATACCTGGCTTGGCGTGAGTATTCGAGCGGGAGATCGACCAACTTATAAGTCGGTCCTGAAATAGGTAAAGCCACCTTTAGGCCCTCCTATGCCAGAGGCAACATGAGACGCGCGAGCTTGTCAGACTCGCGGTTCATCTGTGCCACCAGTGCCGTCAGCACAACGTCAGGAGTTACTCCGACAAATGCAGCGGCGTTGCGAATTGCAACTGCCAATTCGTTGCTAGCGATTGGCTCACCGTTACCGGTGGAGCTGAGGCGAAAAATCATCTTACGATGACGATGCGCATGATCCCCGAAGGGATCAGACTCAACAACTTCGCAATGAATTGCGATGCTAGCGGCCCTCACTTGAAGATCCTTATGATGAACGCAAGGACGACACAGAGGACTAGAAGTGCAAGCACTTCCATGCCTGCGGTCGCCCAAAAGAGCTTCATATGGAACTTCCTTTCGCCCGGGTCGGGCAAGAGTGTGAGGGTCAGAGGTCTCCCGAAAGG